CGCAACCTTCGCAACCTTCGCAGCCATTCGGCGGATCGAAACCGGCTCCCAAGGCCAACGACGGCGGCATCTGATGCCGCTCGTCGTCTGGGTCGCCGTCATCACCCTTCTGGTGCAGATCTACTGCGACCCGAAATTCCAACCCAAAAAGGACGAAAAGGAATCCCGTGACACTGAATTACAATGACGACCCCAAGCTGAACTTCGTACTCATCGTTGCCATCGTCGGCGCAGCCCTGTGGCTGCGCAACTCGATGACGCCGCCCTATGGGCTGCTCGTCATCGCGATTCCCGCAGCGGGCTGGATGCTCTACCGGGCCAAGCGGGACTGGCGGCGGTGACCGGCCGCCTTGTCCCCTTGGACAATATGGCCTATACCGTGATTCCCATGACGCCGATGAAATCAGACGAATATCGCGCCGCGCTGGACAAGCTCGGCATTTCGCAGCTCGCCGCTGGCAGGCTGTTCGCGGTCGGTGCCCGCACCTCCCGGCGCTGGGCGCTGGACGAGGCGCGTATCCCGGCTGCGGTGGCGATGCTGCTCCGCTTGATGGTAAAGAAGCGGCTCAAGCTGGAGGTTCCGATCTGGAGCGAGGACACCCGCAAGTTCGACTCTACCCAGATCTGGACGCTCACAGCGGAGAACAAGCTGGAGTAGCTGACATGGCAGATCCCAAATACGGCGCGTTCGAAAGCAACCCGGCGCGGTTCACCGATGACGAGGCGTGGGTCTGTCAGCATGACAACGTCTGGCGCAAGATGAACTCGGCGGAGGTGGCGCAATCGGCCGCCATCTTGAGCAAGGCCGACTATCACGCGGCCTATCCTGATCTGCCCGCATTGCCGAAGGCGGCCTTCCAGTCGGCCGACAAGCCTTCATAGACCTTGCCGTACAGCGCCCGCTGCTTGGCCATCGAGTCGGCGAACTTGACCGGGTCCGGGCTGGTGCCGTCCGGCGCGGCCTCGCGCGAAATCTTGTAGAGGTCGTGGCCACCGCCGCCGTCCGGGGACTTCGCCAGCGCCATCGCCGGATGCATCATCTGCACTTCGGCGATCACGCCATTTGGCAGCCGCACGTTGACGGCGCGGTCGCCGTAATTCATGTCGGTGACCTTCCACGGCTCCGGAGCGACATCGAATCGCTTGGCCAGCTCGGCGATGATCTGGTCGGTCTGCTCGGGATGATCGACAAGGAAAGATCCTCGGGCGGTGTCGGTCACGGCGGCCAGATTGCCGCCACGCTCCGCCGCCTTGTCGAGGACGCGCTGCACGCCGCTCGCGGTTTTGGTTTTCGGGCCGGGGTCTTTGAACGTCAGCCCGCCGAGCTGCGCCGCGATCTCGCGACCGGCATCGCCCAGCATCCTCTGTGCGTCGGCGGCTCCGCGTTTGACATCGCCGATGGTCTTGATCGGCGACGCCTTGATCCAGTCGGCCTTGATGGCCTTGGCCCGTGCGAAGCTCGGCGCGGCGGGTGCGGACTGCTGTTGCACGGCGGTGCCGTCGTCGTATTCCTTGACGGTGACGCCGTCGCCCTTGGCGTACAGCTTGCCATAAGCCGGATCGTGAACCATGAACACAACGTCCGGCTCGCCGCCGTTGAATTCCTTGTAGGTTGATTTGTCCCAGCCCGGCGGCGCGAATTCCTCGTTCCACTTGACGCGCGCCACGGCCTTGAAGCCGCTGTTCGAATACAGCTTCGGCAACTGGGTATCGAAGCAGTCGAGCCTGCGGCCACCCTGCTCGGTCGCCAGCATCAACGACGTGTTGGCGATGCCCTTGGCCTTCAGATCCGGATGCTTGAACAGCGAGACGATGTCGTCGCCCTTGAGCGCGAAGCCGGACTTGCCGTCCGGCGACATGAACAGCCGCATGCCCTTGTATTCGTCGGCATCGTAGACGTGGACCGACGCCCCGTAGGTGCCGGTCTTGGCGCGCGTGATCGCGTTCTGGAAGGTCTTGGCACCATTGGTGCCGCCCAGCTCGTAGAACGTCTGGGCGAGGTGTCCCTTGGCGGAGATCGAGGCCGACGCGGACGACGTCGGCCGGTAGACGGCAACTACATCCCGGCTTCGCTGAGCATCGCTAGGGCTTTCTCGGCTGAAAGCTCGGGGTAATCCTGCAGCAGGCTTTCCACCAGCTTGCGATCCTCCGGCGACAGGCTTGCCAGAACCTTCTGGTCCGCCGCCTTCTTCGCCTCCGCCGCCGACGAATTCGCCGCCATCCGGTTCTCCTGCTGGTGCCCTTGGGTGATCGTCTTCATTCCATAGTTTATATAGGCCGTTTTGACCGTTTTCAAGGTGCGCTGTGGCTTTAGCCTTAACTCTGATCCAGCGCAGCGAGCGCGCCTTGGCCTTCTGAGCGGCAACGTGCTTGTCGCGATGGCGCGCACGTATCGGAGCCATGATCTTTTCGTCGATGGGATTATCGACCGGCGCGATGATCGCGTTGTGCAGTTCGGCGTCCTGCTTCTTGCCGTTGTCGTCGAGATAGAAAAACTCCTGTCCCGCGTCAGCCATGGGCGGCCTTGCCGACATATTTGTCGAAGCGGTCCATCTGCGCCTTGTCATTCAGGTTCAAGACGCCTGCCCATGTGGTGCCGAGCAGAAGCTGCTTTCCTTTGGCGGAGTCCGCGACTTTCCAGATCGACTTCGGATCGTTGGAGCGCACGGCGGCGAGCAGCGGGTCTTGCTCTGGCGGAAACAGTTCTGGATTCAATCCCAGCCCGTCGTCCTCGTCCTCCTCGGGTTCGATCTCGATGTCGGCCATGCCGTACTCGATGGCGTGGCGCAATTTCTCGTCGTCGTCTTTCTGGTCCCAGTATTCTTCCTGATACTCATCGACGCTGTCGGCCAGATAACTCGGCGGATCGATCTCCTGCGCGTCGTCCTCGGCCTTCTTGTCGAAACCGGCAACCATCTTCTTGGTGATGCGGTCGCGCATCGCCTTGGTCAGGAAGCTCGACGGCTCGACCGGCTCGATGCCGGGCAAGGTGCCCTGCGCCGGATCGTAGCCTGCGGGCTCGTTCAGCTTGTCGTCGTCGAACGAGATGTCCGGATCGTCCTCGCCGTCGCCGTTGCCGCCGTCGTACTCCAGATCGATGGCGTCATAGAGCTGCTTGTTGGTGTACGGGATCGGCGGCTGGCCCTTGTCCTCGAAATATTCGCGTGCGCTGTCGAACGCATCATTCGCCCATTCCGGAATGCTGTCGTACTGACCGAACTGATGCGCCAGTTCGCGCTTGGCGTCGTCCTTGGCCTGTCCTGAGTCGCGCCAGTTCTGCTCTTCGCTCTGGATGAACTCGCTGCGGGTCTCGCGCATCCATTTGTCGCGCACGTCGTCCTGCACATCGCTCGACAGCATGTCCCAGCTATCGGCCTCCATGCTGTTGTCGCGGTGCGGTCGCGACGACGAGCTGCCGCCGGTCAACTTCCTTTCCAGATCGCTGCGCAGCTCCGACCACGCCGACGCGGTCGGCACGTATCCATATTTGGCCCACGCATAGCCGCCGACATCGATGTTGGCGGTCACCGTCAGCTTCTCGATGCCGAGATTCTTGTAAGTCTCGACATTGCCCGCCAGCATCTTCTTGCCGATGTCGCCTTTGGTCGCCGACTTGTTCAATTTGAAATAGGCGCTGTAGGCGCTCTTGCTGTCGAGGTTGATGTTGCGGGTGAAGGTGCCGAGCGTCTTGCCGTCGCTGTCGTGAATCTCGCCGTCGATGTCGATCTTGCCGCTGCCGCCGCTCAACTTCATCGGGCCGTCGAGGCCGCCCATGAAGTTGCTCTTGAAGGTCGCGGGATCGACGCCAACCTTGTCATTCCACTTCTCGATGAAGGCGTCCTGCGATGCCTTGTCGTTCGGCAGCGTCACCTTGGCCTTGTCGAAGTCCTGCTTCGAAACCTTCTTCTTGCCGCCACCGGGCTTCGATGTGCTGGCACCTTCGCTGCCACCGCCGCCCGATCCAAACTGCCCGCCATCAGGCGATCCGGCAGGGACGCGCGGGTGCTTGCCCTCATCCCACTCGCGCGCGAGCAGCCGACGCGCCTGCGCCTTCGCAATCCGGAAGCGCTGCGCGACGGTGAGCTGCGCCTCGCTGTGCATGTCGCGTCAGGCTTCTTTACGGTGCCGGTGCCGCGTCGGGCGTTTGGATGGCGATGGCGAATTTGCAAGCGTCCCGTGTCTGCGCGACTGGGTGGGCGCGCGTGCCCGACCTGAATTTGATCCAGCCTATCGAGCGGGTCCAATCCGCCGCGATGATGATCGTGGTGTCCGGCTTGGCGACCAGCGTGATTTCTTGACCCTTGGCGTCGTACAGGTCGTTGAAGAGATCGCCGTTGCTGGAGGCCTGAAACGTCAGGTTGGCAGGCGTGAATTCCTGCGGCACGGTGATGCGGACGATGTGGCCTCCGCTGCAATCGACGCCGTCCGAAAGCGATTCATTGAGCGGGATTGTTGGTCCATCGACAATAACAAGCGCCATGTTGCAGTCTCCCTTTTGCTAGTCGGCTTCCATGACAATGATCGGCCGTGTCGGCCGGTCACCGCGCAGCACCAGCTCGGTGGTGATGTAGAGCTTGCGCTCGACTACCGCGTCGTAGTGGTGCGGATTCTTGGCGACCAGCTCCAGCTCGGCGACGAGCTGCGCCGGGTTCATCGATTTATAGTTGTCTTGCCATTGCGGACGGTCTGACATAGGACGACCTCCTGTGCTGGCTTTTTGAAAGGGACAAGCGATGGCGTTCGGACCGGGCAAATACGACGACGTCTGCACCATGGTGACCAAACAGGTCGGCATCGGCGCGCAAGGCGGCGGCGTGATCGTGATCGTGTTCGGCGGCAACAAGGGCAGCGGCTTTTCCTGTCAGGCCGATCTTAAGACGACGCTGGCGCTGCCGGATCTTCTGGAACACATCGCGCGGCAGATCCGGGCGGACACGGCTAGCGGATCAGCAAACTGAACGCGATGATCACCACCAGCACCGCCAACGCGATCAGCATCAAGTTGATGTAGCCATTCGGGAACGGTGACATCGGTCTCCCTTTCAGATCGCCAGCTCGGCCTGATAGAGCCACGGCGTCACCGTGCCATCGGCGCGAACCTTCAACACCGCGACCTTGGCCGCCACCGCCTTGCGGATCATGTCCTTGGTGCCGGTGCCGCCGGGAAACGCCACCACCAGATCGGGCTTGCCCTTCTCCAGCATGCGCGCGTTGCGCAGCGGACCGGCGGCGTTGCCCTGCTGGGTCCATGCCGCGTGAAAGCGATAGGTCGGGATCTTGTTGTAGATCGCCCAGTGATCGGCCAGCCGGTCGGCACCCAGCGCCATGCCGTGGATCACGACGCGAAAACAATACTCCTCGTGCAGATGGTCGAGAACGCGCCACATCATCGCGCGGTCCTCGAAGTTGCGGCCACCGCACACCAGCACTCTCATGGCAAACTCCGCTGACCCACAATCTTGATCTTCCAGCCGCGCTTCTCGCAATATTCACGCACCCATGCGCGGGTCCATCGGCCGCGTTGCATGTAGCGGATGATCGGCGCGGCCTCGACCACGTCGTCGTCATGCAGCACGAGGCCTGCGGTGAACGGCGGATTGTCGCTCTCGATCCGGGCCAGGATTTCGATCATAAACAAACTAAATTAGTTCGAGCCTTCGGGCGCTTCGACTTCCATGACGTCGAGACCATGTTTCTCGCCATAGGCTTCTGCAGCTTCACGGGTCTCGAATGGCCCAACCACCCTGACCAGCTCGTCGGTCAGGCCGGTGCCTTCCATCTCAAACACGATCCACATGCAGCGCCTCATTCAATCGCGCAAACGGCGCGGTCCAGTCCATGGCGTTGTCCTGCCGGTAGGTCTTCAGCGTCGGATACCAAAGCTCGGTGCGGTGCCAGCGCCAGTCCATCAGGCACGGCAGCACGAGGTGCGCGGACGGATGGCCCATCGCGCCCGCGAGGTGAATGGCGGCGGTGTCAACGCTGACGACGTGGTCCATCTCTTCGATGCGGACCAGCGCATCGACGAAGTCGCTTTCCGCAGGCAGCTCGACGACGTCGTCGCGCGACAGTGGTCCGGGCTGCAGCGCATACAGCTCAAAACCGTCGTGATCGAGGAGCTGCAGGAAGCGCTCCAGCGTGAAGGCGGTTTGCGTGCGGCCGGACCATGCGATGCCGAGCTTGCCACCCTCGCGAAACCACTGCGTCCCGACATACGGCGCGGCCGGGATGGTGTGTTCGGTCTGGTCCAACGCACACATCACGCTGAACAGCGGCAGGCGGTAATCGTAGCCGTCGAGATCGTCCGGCACCTTGGTCTCCACCTCGACGCCGAAGCTGCTCGCCAGCCGGGCCAGCGATTGATCGATCACCAGCGTCACCTCGGCGCGGCGCTTCAGCTCGGGCAGATAGCGCATCACCATGATGGCGTCGCCGAAGCCCAGCTCGTGGTAGACCAGCAGTCGGCAGTCGGAATCGCCGCGCCACAGCGGCAGACGGTTGACGCGGTCGATGTCGTTGCCCACTGGGCCGAAGCCGCGCCAGTGAAACAGCCGCCACGCCACCTCGTGTTCAGCAAAGCCGCGTTGGTAATCGCCCATCGATAGCAGCGCGGTCGCGCGATTCCATCTGGCATAGGAATCGTTCGGATTGATCAGCAGCGCGGCGTCGAACGCGGCCACCGCCTGCGGAAACTGGTCGGCCTTGAAATGCGCGATGCCGCCATCGAGGTACTGGCGCGCGACGATGGCGTCGCCGAAGAGAAATGCGCTGCTCATCGCCGTTCGAATACCAGCCACGTCCCCTGAACGTGGCAGAGCTTGCGCCCATGGGCCTGCAGCTTGTTCAGCACGCCGGTGACCTCGACGGTCGGGTTGCCGTAATCGTGCCAGACGATCAGGCCGCCGGACCGGACGATCTCGGTGGCCCAGATACTGTCCTGCGCCACCGCCTTCTTGCCGTGATCGCCGTCGATGAAGACGACGTCGGCGGTTGTTGGCATCTCGCCGCCGCGCAAGCACAACCGGAAGCGCGGGTCGTCCATGACCAGCACGCCGGGCTCGTCCGGGTGTTCGCTCTGCTGCGCCGGGATCTCGAATTTGTAGGCCGCATCGACGTCAATGCCGATGTAGCGCTCGATGCTTGGGACGTTCTCCAGCACCGCCAGCGCGGTGATGCCCTCGTTACAGCCGATCTCGACCATGGTCTTGGGCGCGACGCTATCGACCAGCGCCAGCAGCACCTCCTGCTCGCCCGGCTGCATGTACTTGCGCACGGTCTGGCCGGTGACGCCGAGATCGGATTTGGAGATTGTCCTCATGGCGGATTCCAGAAAATGCGGCGGGCCGTCTCCCGCGATTTCTCGGACACCGGCTCAGTCCCGGCGACGATGTCCTGCATCAGCTTATCGATGGCCTTGCCGATGGCGAGCCTGTCGGCTTGCTGCGACCAGCGGAGACGACCGGAGGCGACCAGCGCCTTCAATATCCTCTGATTGATGTCGATCTTCAGAAATTGCCGGTACATCACGCGATCAGCGTCGAGACATCGACCGGGCGCATCTGTTGCGCAACACCGACTGCCATGGCGAGCGCCACGAGGCCGTCGATCCGGCCAGATGATTTGTTCTTGCTGAGCTTGCGGTTGGCGTCGTCCTTGCCCTCGACCACCGCGCAGGCCGCGCACATCGCCAGCACCGGATGGTTGCCGTGGGCCAGCAGCTTGTCGCGCAACAGCTCTTCCAAGCTGCGCAACGCCGGGCTCATCGACTGCGTCCCCTGCCCGAACTCGACGAACCTGTCCTCGATCATGGTCGGACTGAAGCCCGCCTTCTCCAGCCACGGTTTCAGATGCGCCATATTCCAGCGGTCGAACGCCAGCTTGCGAATGTTGTAGCGGTTGAACAGATCGCGCAGGATCTTGGCGACCTCCTCGTATTTGATGGTCGGCCCGTCAGTGGTTTCGAGAAAGCCCTGCTTGGCCCAGACGTCATAGGGCACGCGGTCGAGCCTGCTTTTCTCGACGAGGCCTTCGCTCGGCAACCAGAACGTCGGATGCACATGCCACTTCTTGGCGTTGGGCTGGCCGATCAACACCAGCGCGGTGAGATCGGCGACGCTCGACAGATCGAGCCCGCCATACAGCGGCGTGGTCGAGGCGAACGGCAAAACCTTTTCGCCGCAGGCTTTCCAGACGCTCGGCGTCACGAACGGGTTCGATGCCTCGACCCGCTGGTTGAGGATCAGGTTGCGAAACTCGGCCTCGCGGGCCGGAAGGCGGCGCGCATCCTCGGCCATCGCGAGGACTTCGCCCTTGTTCATGAAGATGTCGAGCGCCGGGTTGGCCTTGCGGACGGTGGCTTCCTCGAATGGGTCGTCGTCCATCGGCGCGGTGTTGAGCCGCAGCACGGTGCGCGGATCGGCCTCGGTCAAGGCGTCGTCGATCAGCATCGACAGCATATCGGCGTCCGATGGTGCCTGCGTCGAGATCACCACGGTCAGCGGCGCGTCCTGTGCTGCGGTCGCGGTTTCCAGCGCCTCGTAGAGCGGATAGCGCGGACCTTTGACCTGACCCAGCTCATCGTGGATCGTCAGCACAGGAGACAGACCGAATGCCGTCGAGGTCTCGGCGCTGAGCGCCTTGTAGACCGTGCCGACGTCGGGACACCGCAGTTCCTTGGCCGATTCCTTAATCTTGACCACGCGGCGCAGGATCGGCGACATGCGAACCATCTTCGATGCGAGGCGGAAGATGATCGCGGCCTGATCGCGCGATTGCGCGCAACTGTACAGGCTTCCATTCGGTCGATACTCCGGACCGCACAGATGCAGCAACACGATGCAGGCGCATTCGACCGACTTGGCGTTCTTGCGGCCTCGCGAGATGATTGCGCGTCGTGTGCCGTGCTGGTTGCCGTAGATCGCGCGGAAGTCTTCGCGCATGAACTCGGCCATTCGCAGTGGCTGGCCGACATACTTGCCCTCGGGCAAAAACAGATATCGCTCGCACCAGTCGATATTGCTTTCGGCACGCTCGGCCGGGATCGAGCGGTCCCATTCCTGATCGAGCAGCGCGGTCACAGCACCGACAACACCACAACGAGCGCTACCAACGTCAGCACCGGCACGATGATCAGCACGGTGATGCCCAGCCAGTCGGTGTTGCGACGGCGGTCACCGAAGTCATCGATCCAGTCGCGGGGCCGTCCGCGCAGGGTGTCCTGCCTGTCCCGGAGCAGCCTTTCCAGATCGATCAATTGCGGACCTCGGAAGCCCGGCCGCTCGACGCCCATGGCAGCACCTCGACCGCCTCGCGGCCGACCTTCTCCCGCGCCCTGTCGGCCACGTCAGCGTCGGGAATGCGTTGCTGGCTCGTCAGGCGCAGGCGCACCATCATCGCCGTCATCGCCCTTCCCTCGCGGTCGTGGAGGGACTGCAGACGGCACAGCCGGTCGAGCTGGTCATCGTCGGTCGGATCGAGTATTCCGGCCCTCGCCTCCTGCAGGCATTGACCAATCCAGCGGCCTTGGCAGATGTGGCGGCAAAGCTGCGCCAGCATCGGCCACGTCTCCGGTGGGAACCAGTCCGCAGGCATGCGGCTGGTGAATTTGACCCACTCGACCCGCTCCTCTTGGGAAAGTTCCTCAAGGGGCTCAGGTTGTATCCCCGGAATGGTCGGCGGAACCGATACATCTCCCGGTTGTAGATTTTCGGTGGATTGGGATACCTTCGACATTTTAGAATATTCCTTCTGTAAAAACCCTCCGGCGTAGAAGGATTTTCTTTTATTTCCGGAGCGCCGCCGCGCGGGAACCTATGGAACTTTCCTTTTTTCGGAACCGCCCCCCGGCCCTCCTTG